CATGGATTCCCCTTCCTGAACCATATAAAGAACTGAAAACGCCTGGAAAATGGGACTATTTCTCAGATACCTGTGCAAAATGTCCCTTTTGCGGCAGTCTTTTTGAAATAGAAGACAGATACGCTGAGCCGCTTGACTGGAAATTCTGCCCGCATTGTGGGAAAAACGTTGAAGCGTAAGCTCATTTGAAAGGAGAATATCTGCTATGACATTTGAAAACGCAGTCGAAAAAATAAGAGGCGGCGGCAAGATTCGCCGGGAAGCATGGAATGAAGACAACTTTTTGATGCGAGACAGTCATTCCGGCCATTTGCTTATGCAAGATACTGTATCTGAAAGCTATATCGGCTGGGTCCCAAAAATCGAAGACATTTCAGCCTGTGACTGGGAGACCGTCGGAGAGGAACACAAAGTAACACTCGAAGATTTCAGCACACATGAATTGTTTTCAGAACTGAAAAAAAGAAAAGCCATCTATACAAATTATGATTCGCTTCTTGAAGAAACGATTGTTTTTGCAAAAGTTGACGGAAGAATCTGGTGAAAAGCATCTCAGAAATGAGGTGCTTTTTTGATGCCCGAAAGGAGAATATTATGAACAAAGTAGAAATCGACAGAAAAGGCGGAATAACCGTGAACGGTGTAAAAATTTCCAAAATACGAAATTACAAAATAGAAAGAGATCCCCATGCTGCTGCTGGCGTTACGCTTGAATTTGATGCAGATAATGTGGACTTTGTAGAAGAAATTTGCGAAGAAACTAAAAACAAAAGTCTGCACAGAAAATTCCTTGGAAAACAGCTTGGATTTCTGGAAGTATTGCAGGAAGAAGCTATGACCAACGGAAATTATATTGTCGCTCTTGAATGTAGCTATAAAATTTTAGACATTTCCAGAGAAATCTGCACACTGGACAACAATGGCAAAGCCTAATCTCCGTCCCGACCACAACGGCACCCAGAGAGCACAGTTTGACAGCAACAAGAAAAAAATCTACGCAACACAGCGGCTTTGTGGTATCTGTGGAAATCCTGTCGATTTCAGCCTGAAATTTCCGCACCCTCTCAGCCCCTGTATTGACCATATTATCCCAGTCAGCAAAGGCGGTCATCCGTCAGAAATCAGCAACCTACAGCTTGCACATATGGCTTGCAATCGGCAAAAATCCGATAAATTAGCCGTCCGGACAGAGATTGTCCAAAAAGACCCTGTCGGAAATAGAAATCTGCCGCAGACATTCGACTGGAAAAATATCTGAATCTGAAAGGAGCTGACTGCATGGCTGAAACACGGCTCGGCAGACAGACTCCGACCGTTTCCGCTGTTCTGCCTTACACAGAATCCAAAGGACAGGAAGCTGTCCAGCTCTACAACAAATCCGGCAGAATCGCCCAGCAATGGCAAGAACTCATAATGGAAGATATTATGGCTCTGGACGAAAACGGAAAATGGCTGCACATGAAATTCGGCTGGTCTGTGCCCAGAAGAAACGGAAAAACAGAAGACCTCATTATTCGGGCGATTTATGCTGTCACACACGGAGAACGGGTGCTTTACACGGCTCACAGAGTCACGACTTCTCACAACGCATGGGAGAAAATCATCAAAATACTGAGCAAAATCGGCTTTCGGGAAGATACCGACTTTGAAACCAAAAAACAGAGGGGGGCGGAGGTCATCGAATGGCTGGACGGCTCTGATGCAGTCATCAACTTCCGGACACGCTCCACAAAAGGCGGACTCGGTGAAGGCTATGACCTGTTAATCATTGATGAGGCTCAGGAATACACTGGTGACCAGGAATCCGCCCTGAAATACGTTGTGACGGACTCGCAGAATCCGCAGACTTTAATGTGTGGCACACCGCCGACTGCTGTCAGCTCCGGAACGGTGTTTCTGGATTTTCGCCGTGACTGCCTGACCGGAAAAAATGAAAATGCAGGCTGGGCAGAATGGTCTGTGCCTCGGCTTTCTGATGCTCATGACCCCGAACTTTGGTATGAAACAAACCCGTCTTTAGGCACTATCCTGACAGAAAGAACTATCCGTTCCGAACTTGGCAATGACCAGATTGATGATAATATTCAACGTTTGGGCTTATGGCTAACGTATTCCCAGAAATCCGCCATTTCTGAGCGTGAATGGATGCAATTCAAAATAGAATCTCTGCCGGAGCTGAAACAGCCTGTGAAAATCTTCTACGGCGTGAAATTCGCCAAAACTTCCGGCAATGTGTCGCTCGCCTGTGCAGTCAAGACAGCGGACAAGAAAATTTTTGTGGAAGCTCTCGACTGTCGCCCTGTTCGTGACGGTCTGGACTGGATTATCGCATTTCTGCGGAATTCTCACGCTGAAAAAATCGCCATTGACGGGGCTGCCGGTGCTTCTCTGCTGGTTCAAAACATGAAAGATGCGGATGTTCACTGCAAAGCGATTCTGCCGAAAGTAAGCGAAATTATCGAAGTGAATGCACTTTTTGAACAAAATCTGTTTGCCGGAGAAATCTGCCATGCGGCACAGCCGTCACTGGTGCAGGCTGTCACGAACTGCGAACATCGGGCTATCGGTGCAGGCGGCGGCTTCGGCTATGCTTCTATTCTCGAAAATGCGGACGTTTCCCTTGTGGAAGCCGTCACGCTGGCTCACTGGATATGTGCCAATACAAAAGATAAGAAAAAACAAGTCATCACATATTAATTTTTTATAGAAAGGAATGAAAACTATGAATCAGGACACACTTGATAAAATCAATGCCCTGACAAGGCGTGAGTTTGCCGAAAATGAAATTTATACGTTCCCTGTTACGCTCTGTCATAATGATATTGACCGTGACGGTGAACGCTTCTCTGACACAGCTCTGGAACAGATGGCGAAGCTCTTCATCGGCAAAACTGGAATCTTTGACCATAATCCGACTGCCGACAATCAGGCAGCTCGAATTTACGATGCAGAAGTTATCACAGATGCCGAAAAACTTACACAGGACGGTAGACCGTTCCGTTATCTGAAGGGCTATGCCTACATGGTGCGGACTTCCGAAAATGCCGATTTCATTCTCGAAATCGATGCCGGAATCAAAAAAGAAGTCAGTGTCAGCTGTGCTTCTGAAAAAAAGCTCTGCTCTGTCTGCGGAAAAGAAGTCGGACAATGCAAGCATGTCAAAGGCAAAGCCTATGACGGAAAAATCTGCTGTTATATTCTCGATAATATCACAGATGCCTATGAATGGAGCTTTGTCGCCGTCCCTGCCCAGCAGGGAGCAGGTGTCACAAAAAATTATCATCAGAAAGGAGAAATCACTATGAATGCCGATTTTAAGCCAATTACCACACAAGCTGATTTTGATGCCGCTGTTCAGCCGCTGATTGATGCTGCTGTTTCCGCCAAGGCTGCCGAATTCGCTGACTGGATTCCGCCGGAACAGCATAAAAACGCTATGCTGGAACAGTTCCGCATGAAAGCTGCCCTGATGGCCGGACTTCCTGCCGAACTTGCAAACCGTCTGACAGGCGATACGGAAGAAGCCATTCAGAAAGATGCTGAAATGCTCGCAGGTTTCACAAAACTGCATCAGACTCCGGCTTTCAGAGCCGAAACCCCTGAACTTTCCGGTGTCGAAAAATCTTTTTATGAAAAAAATCCAAATCTTAAACCCAGAAAGGAGAATGCCTGATGGCACACGAAGCACAAACAAGATATTCTGATTTACTTCTTGCCAAGCTCCGCTCAGAGCTTGTGCTTGCTGACGATTTTGTTTTCAATAACGATTACGAAGGCGACCCCACTGCCGGAGCAGTCAAGATTCCCGTTCGTGATGACGAAGTCGCTGTATCTGATTATGACAAAGCAAACGGCATCGCCCCGACAGGCGGCTCAACCAGCTACACGACCATGAATATTGATAAAGACAAGGCTGTCAATGAACTGATTGACGGCTATGATGCCGAATCCGTTCCCGATAAACTCGTTGCTGACCGCCTTGATTCCGGCGGCTATTCGCTCGCCCGTCAGATTGATACTGACGGTGCAACCACGCTGCTCGCTGGTGCGACTGTTACAAATATTTTCCAGCTGACCGCCCTGAACATCTACAGCACGATTGTCGACATCCGCACGGCTATGAGCAAGGCCAGTATTCCCGATGACGGAAAACGCTATCTGCTTGTTATGCCTGAGACAATGGCTCTGCTGCTGAACTGTCCGGAATTTATCAATGCTTCCGCACTCGGAAATACTGTCGTGCAGAACGGTCTTATCGGCAAAATCGCCGGATTTTTAGTAAAAGAATGGAATGACAAAACCGCAAATTTAGCCATGATTGCAGGGCATCCGAAATTCGCCACAAGAGCTGCTGAATGGTCTGTTGCTGTACATGTGCAGGATTTGGCACAATCTGGAAAATATATCGGGGCTTGTGCTGTGCAGGGTCGCAGAGTTTACGGTCATAAAGTTCTCAGAAGTGTGGCAATTCGTGCGGTTTATGCCCCCGGCAGTCTGACCGTTTCCCTCGCTCCTGCTTCGGATTCCGGAAAAACTGTTGCAACCGTCACCGCAGGCAATACCGGCACAACGTACGCTTTCAAGAAAAATCCGTCAGAACGTGCTGTTTTCAATCAGACAGCATCTGCTTACGGTGGTACGTCCCTGACTTCCGGAACGACTGCAATTGCTGTCTCTGAAGGCGATATTCTGGAAATTGTCAACCTCAGTTCTGGAAAAGTCGTTTCTGTGGCGTATGTGACCGTCAAAGCCGCTGACATTGCATCGTGATTATGAGCAATTATGCGACAATTGGAGATATTCGGGCGGCTGGCTATCCGCTGTCAGCCGCTCAGGAAGAAGCTGCACAGACGTTCTTAACGCAGGCTTCTGCACGGCTCAGGCTTGTGGCTCTGAAATTCGGAAAAAATATTGATACTCTTATCGCTGATGAGACGGCTGGTGCAGACTATGCACTTGCCGTGAAGTCTGTCATTGTGCAGGCGGCTGTCAGGGCTCTGGACAGCGGTGCAAATGCCGGAAACGGCGGTATGATTCAAGGCAGTCAGACTCTCGGTGCGTACACGGTGCAGCAGACTTTTTTCAACCCCGGTCAAAGCCTGTATTTTCTGAAAAGTGAGCTGAAAGAATTAGGTCTGTACCGTGTGCAGACATTCGGAAGTATTGCACTTTGGGCACAGGAGGAGGATTCATCATGAAATTTCCGGTCAATGTGGAGGCTGTCACAATCTGGGAAAAAACTGTCATTGACCGTGCTCCTGCCTATCTCCGGCATGAAATCGGACCTGCTTACTGGCAGGGGCAGAGTGGGCAAACAATAGACGGCAAATCCAGAAATCAAGAAGATTCTATTTTTTGTGCCATTCCTGTCAGTTCTCTGTCAGACTATCTTCCGAAACGGGATGATTTGCTTGTCTGCGGTCTTTGTGAAGAAGATTTTCC